TCATATCCACGCGATGGGGATTTCTTTACTATTCTGCTTAATTCAAAACACCAAGAAACATTTAAGTCTATTCACATGGATTTTGATATTGTTGAGATAGAAACTTCTCCGGAGGTTGAGGGTGGTAATCCTACAATCACAATGGAAGGTATTGCAAAGATACCTAGATTATTTGCTGAAGATTGTCAGAACTTAGATGCTGATAATTCATTAAATCATTTAGAGTTAGTGGCAAGAGATTTAGAACTAGGCCTAGCAACTAATGTTGAGGCACCAGATGATAATCAACCAAGATTACAGGCTTATATTACTTATGCAGATTTCATAAAAGAAATTGTAGAAGATTCTTATATCTCGGATGATGCTTTTACAAAATACTATATAGACCAATATTACTATTTGACCTATGTGAATATTAATAAAATATTTAATGCACCAAATCCAAAACTAGACGAGGTGATGACAGTTCTTGCATCCTTTGCGGCTTCAATGTCAGAAGGAGCAGAACAAGAAGAGGGTGGTGAAAATAAAGGTGACCAAGTTGAAGTACCTTTAATGTTAACCAACCATAAAGATACAAATGGTATGTCCTGTTATGTTGATAAGTATGAATTGATAAACAACTCATCTAAGGTTAGCCTCGCAGCTGGATATGCTAGAAACATCCAGGTGTATGACAATAATTCTGATAAAGGTGAAAGACTACAAGAGTTTAAAGTAGAAGCTCTAGTAACTGAAGACCTACCAGATATTGAAGCGCCACTAAAAGGTAATGAGAAAGATAATCGTTATGAGACTCAAGTAAAACATAAATACATGGGTAGACAAAATGCTGGTGAGGATGGCCTAGGTAATACTCACCCTAATGCAGCTTTTTCTAAATTACATAATATGCAGAATAAAATGGAGATTGAGAAGATGAAGGTTAAAATGATTTTGTCTTCATTTAATCCTTCGATCTATAAGTTTCAAAAGATTCCAGTAATAATGTATCACTATGATGGTCAAAGAGCTGAAGCATCAAAGCAGGGTGATTACAAAAGAGAAGAAGCTGGGTTTTCAGATCAACCATTTAGTGCTGGAAAGGCAGAAGATGCAAACGATGCACAACAAGTAATGGATAGATTCCTAAGCGGTCATTATATTATAGAGAATATTGATTATGTTATTGATGAACCAGATGGTGGTCTAAAACAAGTGGTTACTTTAATTAGAAGAGAGTGGCCTACAAGAATTAAAAATTTAGAGGAATAAAAAAGAGAGATAGATAATACATGGCAGACTTTAAAAGACAACAGGATTTTAGAAAAGGATCGTTGCTTCGTAAGATAAACGAAGATCCAACGTATCTTAGCTTCTTTCTAGTATTTGATACTCAGAGTAGAGAAGAGTCTCCCCTGTTTGCAGGTCCAGCAATGGAATACCTAACTCAAGTCTTAAACCAAGACTATGCTGCTAAATATTCAGTAGCATTAGAAAACTTTCAAAAAGTATTATTAAAGATTAATAAAGAGTTGCCTTGGTTTTGGCAAACTATTTCAGGCGTTGATGCTGCAATGACATATAACAATCTTGCAGACCCTTGGTGGGGAGCTGAAACACCTAAACTAGAAATAGAGTGTTTAGAGGAGAATGTTGAATTAACAGCAATTGGTCTAATGGATTTATACAAGAGAGCTTGTTATGATTTTACTAGATGGGTAGAAGTTATTCCACCAAACTTAAGACACTTTCAAATGCAAGTATGGGTTAGCGAAGTTAGAAGATTTCAACAAGATACCGGTGCTAAAGACTTAGGCTTCTTTGATAATCCAGATAATTCTGGTAATGGCGGTAATGTAACTAAAATAAATCAAGAATTTAGTTTAGAAGCAAAGCCATTTATTCAACTTAACTTTTCACATTGTGAGTTTGATATAGATAGTATTGCTCCAATGTTTGCAGACCTAGGTAAAAACCCTGAATTAAAGAAACCTAAAATTGGAATTAAGTGGGGTTCAGTTCGACAAATTAATCAGAAGTTAGGAGCTAATCTAGTTACAGAGGTAGATGATAGCCCATTAACTCAAGCAGCTCAGGGTGACTATAACCCATTCGATCCTACAGCGGATAGAAGAACTGTTGATGATACAGCAAGAGGTGGATTTGCATTACCTGGAGATCCTACTTTTAAATCTGTACTAAAAGATAATACATTAGGTAAGATTGGAGATGCTGTCGATGATGCTATTAGTGGTATTACTGGTAGAATTGATTCTGCTAAAAACTCATTAACATTACAAAACAATTCCGATATTGGTAATGTACATGGTAAAACTACAGGCCTAGCTTCAACTCTAATTGATAGAGCTACTGAGTCTGTTTTAAGTAAATTATTATTAGGTAATGTACACGGTATATCTGGAGGTTCATTACTAGATGCCGTTCAAGCAGGTTCAATAAACGCAATTGCAAATCAATTAGGCGGTTTATTTGGTGGTGCTAATAATTCCGGAGGTTCCGGCGGTATAAATGAAAAAATTCATCCAGCGGGAGTTGATTCATCACCAGATGGATTCTTAAACTACAGAATACATGAGTCTGGCGTGGACTCTACTCCAGATGGTAACTTAAACGAAAACGTACATGAATAACAGTGAATTATTTAGAGACAATTTACGTGATGCTCATTGGTTAGGAGAGGTAGTTGATATTGAAGACCCTCTTCTTCAAGGTAGGGCAAGAGTAAAAGTATACGGTAAATTTGATAAGCTTCCAAATGAAGCTATTCCATGGGCAACTCCACAAAACAGAGAAGCACCTGGTATGCATATTGTACCTAGGGTAGGAGATATTGTTGCAGTAAGATTTGACAACGGAAATATCTACCATCCAGAATACTGGTTCCAAGTAGACCAGAACGAAGAATTAAAAGCAGATATTTTAGAAGCATCTGGAGAACCACACAATGTGATTAGTTTGGTTTACGATGCAGAACGTAATGTAAGAATATATCATTCTCCAGAAGATGGTCTAGTAATTACCAGAGGTGAAGGTGCAAAGGAAAGACCTATGATGCAAATCGACGAAGAAGGTTTTATTAAGATCTCAACAGATGCTAAAATCTTTATGGACTGTGGAGATATATTCATATCTAACGAGGGCGAACCTGGTGCAGATGAAACTGAACCCGCAGTAAGAGGTCAATCTCTACAAGATTGGCTACAGGCTTGGTTAGATGATTACAATGCACATATACATCCAACTGGTGTTGGACCATCAGGTCCACCAATGCCACCTACTCCTGCAACAGTAGCAAAATTATCCGGTACTCATATTAACTATCAACAAAGAAATAAGTAATTATGCCAGCGAATTGGGGAACATTTATTCCTGACTTAACCAGTACATTACTTAGTCAGAAGTTTACAAAACCTGGAGGTGCAGAGATTTCCTACAAAACACCTGAGATCGGTGCGACTAAAGTTTTAGGTAAAGACTTTAAGCTAGATGAAGATGGTAACCCAGTTCCTTTTGCTCCAATAAGTATTATAGGTGGTGGTAAAACTCCTTTAGGTAATCCTGCAAATGCAGTCTTAGCGACTAACCCTGCAACGATGGTTAATGCTAATGATAAAAATCCTCTATCTGGTAGATATGATTTTGGTAAACAGGTTGCTCAACATTATTTAGATGCAGTTAAAGGTTTAGCACAAACTCATGTTGGTGAAACTCATACTAATAATCCAGGTGCAGAAACCATATTAAAAGAAGGTTATGGTATTGCATTCGAAAGACTTTTAAGAGAAGGTGATATACCTCTACAAGACCAATACGATGAAGATGGTAATCTAATTGAGATGGGTAAGGAGTCACATCCTGCCTATGCTGATTTCTGTCCGGAAGTTGAAGAACCTGATGCAGAAACTATAGCTGCACTAGAAGTAGAGAATAATAAAGCATTTAATGCCTTTGCGTCAGGTGAGAATATACAGAACTATAATCTGTTTAAATTTAAGTTCTATCAATTCCCATGTTTAAGCGGAGCTGAGAGCCAAGAAGAATTAGAGGTAATATTTGCTAATAGAATTCTAATGGGTTATGAGTTTATGACGAATGCAAGTGCAAGATGGGAATATTTTGTATGGGCATGTCACTTAGGTAAAGAGAACTACACTAACTCTAGTTATGAAAATATTAGTAGTAATTGTAGAAATGATATTGCAGACGCAGGTTATGACTATAAGTTATTAGCTGATAATGTATCTAAAATGGTTAAGGACGGAATCTTAGCTGCACATCCAAAAAATGAAAACAATGTATTCTTTGGACTAGGTCAGAATTCTGAATTAAAACAAAGAATTACACGCGAGGCTACAAAAGATATTGAGTTTCCAAAGTTACTTGATGAAGATGAAGTAGATGTTACTCCAGCAGTATGTCCTATAAATCCCTATAAAATTCAGGTTGCACGTGACTTTGAAGGAGATACTTCTTTAAAACCTAAAATCTTAACCATGAATGTAGTTGCAACATTTACATTCTATCCTGGTCTAAGAACTAACATAAGTTCTGTAAGTAATGGTATCTATGTTATTAACAATGAGAAGGCTCTATTTGCAAAAGAACGTATTAAATATCCTAAACCCCATAATTGGGTAAAACAAAAGTATAGAGATGCTGAATGGAAAAACAAATGGAGAAATTGCCCACCTCAAGGTAAGTTAGATGCAGCCGCTAGAGCTACCGACGATCTTAAGTTTATGGGTAAGTCAAAACCTGGTTATGCATTCCTAGCCCTAGGTTGGAATGGAGATAATTGGAGTGGAGGCGAAGCAGGTACTCAATATAAATTTGAATATCATAGAGTTTTATGTGCACTTAAAGCTGCTGAAAACTGTGAAGAGCCAATGACTGAAGTTCCACATCCATGGGACCCAAGTGGCACAACTCCAGGTGGTAAGACTTATTCTGGAGATCCATATATGATGATGGCTAGAGTGACAATTGCATATTGGTATGCTTGTATTGTTAAACCATTTAAACCGACTCCTTCTGCTCCACCTGCACTGATTCCAGCACCTCTAACAGGAATTTATATTCCAATCTATTATGGAAGTGCAAATCGTCTAGCAAATAATCTGAGAAGAGCTTGGAATACAGGTAAGTCTTTTGCTACACCTGGAACTCAACAACCAGCTTCTCAAGCTACAGCAACAGCAGTTGCAGGAGCATACGCGTTACATTTATTAGAGTTTAAACTACTTTACCTCGGGGGTATTCCAACTCCTGCTGGGCCAGTTCCTATGGTAGGTTTTGTACCAATTGTATTTTAATGAAGCTACCTAAGATTATACATCAAATATGGATAGGCCCAGACCCCATTCCGGAAGACTGTAAAGCGATGGCATATAAGATGCAGGAAATGCATCCGGATTGGGAGTATAAACTATGGGATAATGAAGCGGTGTTTGAAGGGCAGTTTAAAGATGACCCCTATTTAAAAGATTGGAAAGATAAAATTAGTTCTGACTATTTACTGCAACCTGCTTTTATTTCAGATAGAGTTAGGCTTTTAATTCTAAAGGCAATAGGTGGTATTTATGTAGATATGGATGCTCTTGCTATAAAACCGTTCGATACTTTATTAGATAAACTAAATGATAATATTACATTTTTTGCAGGCGCGTCACATGGGCCATCAAATGAATATGGTATTATTGAGCCAATAATAGATGTTACAGTTTTAGGTGCTGTTCCAAATTGTAGAGTTATTAATAAGTTACTAAGTAGTAACGATTTCCCTATGAGTGGCCTACATATCTCTAGAGATCTATTCAAATATTTAGATTTTGATATGGCTATCTTCGGTAAAGATTATTTTTATAGCGATAAAGATATAACCGAGAATACAATTATTATACATGAACCTATTAGGCTTTTAAGCTGGGCTCATTCTGGTATAAAACCTTGGTGGATGGAAGAAGATTAACCCCAGTCCTTTTCGAAAGTATACCAATGGTCTGCAGACGCACAGTCGCGAAGAGCATCAAGAACCATATAAACCTTTTCGTCAATAGTTAGGTTGTCTAGGATGGCTCCTACGTGCATCTCAATTAGCAAATCGTCGTTAAGGTAAGAGGACACTTGTCTTGCAATTCCAGTAACTAATCGGTAAGTATTATCTTCTACGCTGTTGTATCTACGACCCGAATGATATTCAGTGTAAGTATCTACTTCAGATGCATGTTTAATCATTTTATCCCAGAGTTTATCGCCGAGTAAGTCTCGAACCTCTTGACAAATAGATTGGATTTGATCTTTGTGTTTTAGAACGGCTTGGTAGCCCGAGCCACCAACACCGTTACATTTGATTTTTTTATAGTTAAATTGTTCCATTATGCTTCTACTAAAGTTATATTTTTAAAAGAGTCTTCTAATTTGTAAGCGTTATCGGCCCAGGTCTTAGAGCCAATAGCCGACCAGTGACCATGATCCGCCATCTTTGGGAATGAGCTATGGATGGTACCTATAGTTATGTTCTCCAAGATACAGTTTGCCACTGTGGCGAACTTATTGCCTTTAAGTGCCAAGGCAGTTAAATAAGTGTCTGACCCTGGGTGGGTAGACTTAAGTTCGATCGTCTGCAAGGCATTCTTCTTATACCTATTAACTAGGGCTTTAAGCGTGGATTTACCTTCAGATATAGTCATCCATCCAGCTACACATTTCGTAACGACCCTATAGTCGTATTCCACATCCCATTTAAAGCCATATTCGCTTGTATGGAATTTGTGCATCTTATTACCAATTTTCTGTTCGATCGAGTAAACTGTTTCCCCGCTAAATCCTTTGTGTTCTTTAATATACATAGTTCGTGTTTGTTTTTAATTACAGTACTAATATACGAAAAATAATTGACATAAAAAAATCTAGAGGCAATTATTTTGCCTAAAATGACAAAGTTTTTTGTAGATACATATAATAACAATCATATTTACATATTATCCTTAAAAGACTGCTTTACATATCGTTGCTACTCGTGTTTTTTCTACAGTTCATAGAAGAGCTTAAGCCAAAACAAACAAAGATGCTACGTCCTGTAAAAATACCCACAATAGCAGAAGTCTTTGCAAATGGAAGTACTTTAAGGTTTATAGAAGATTCACTTATGTGGAACCCTCCTAGAAGATCTCCACACGTCCTAACTAAAATAGCTCCACTACACCCTAGAATAGTAGGATTAACAACAGAGGTTAGTAAAGGTACATATCTAATTCAATTAAATGGGATATACTCTATTGAAATTTTACAAAGAACATTATTTCATGAATTAGCACATGTATATCAATTTGAAAAAGGCATACTAAAAGAAATGGGTAAAAGAATAATATGGAAAGATAGTCTATATGACTGGAGTCAACCATGGAGTGAAAGACCTTGGGAGATACATGCTGAAGAATTAGTCGAACAACTCTTTGTGCCTATTTGTGAAGATGATATATAAATTATGAAAACACCTATTGTTAAGTATAACGATAAATTATTAGATCGACTAAGCTGGTTTATGAAGATTGGCGGCATAACTCTTTGGCCATATATTATTTTAAGAGAAAGATATAACTCTACAAAGTATTGGAGAAAGAGAGCTGCTAGAATTATTAACCACGAGTCTATTCATATCAGACAACAAGAAGAACTTTTAGTCTTACCATTCTATGTACTCTATATTACAGAATGGTTTATTAAGCTATTCTTTTATGGCAGAAAATCTTACTATAATATTTCATTTGAGAGAGAAGCCTATGATAATGATGATAACTTAAGCTATCTAGGCAAAAGAAAGAAATACGCTTGGATAAAAAGAATATTTTAAGTGATATATAATATGTTACTAACATGGTATACGATAACCTTTTAAATAAAAAATAAATGTCAGCAAAACGAAGACGCATCGGAGCAGATGCAACCACAACAATCGCAGTCGAAGAACAGACTCAATCAACACAAACGCAGGTAGAAGTTAAAACTACAACTAAAGAAGAAAAACCTGCAGACCCCTACGCAGAATTTTATGATGACAATGGAGAGTTTCTTTGGGAAGCCTATGAAGGTACTTGCCCAACTAGAAATAGAACTCCAAATCCACATGTTAAAACTAACAACGGTGATAAGGTCTACTCAAGAGAGCCTTATGCACAGGAGTTATATGATAAGATGGAACAGTATGGCCAAGATATTAAGCCAGTCATAAATGAGGGTGAAATACATGATGGTATTATTTATGGCATTGACCATAATTATATCACAGTAGATATAGGTTATAGAGAATTAGTTTATGTAAAGTTTGGTAAGGAGTCTGATGAAGTTAAAGCATCTTCAGTAGGCGACGAGACTGCAGTTTTAATTACAGAAACTAAAGGTACTTTAACAGGTACGATTACAGGTGGTGTAAAACATAAAACGTTTACAGATCTTAGAGACGGAATTGAAGAAGGTAGAACAGCCTGGATTGGCCATGTGAAGAACATGATTGACAAGGGTGGTTATGTAGTTACTGTACAAGGTATTAATTGCTTTATGCCAGGTTCATTAGCAGGTATAAATAAATTATCTGACTTTAGCTCTATTGTAGGTGAAGAGATTTATGTGGTACCAGTTAGCTTCTCTGCAGATAGAGGTACAATTGTAGTTTCACATAGAAAATATTTACAAGCACTTATTCCAACTGCAATAGAAGAATTAAAACAGACAATCGAAGAGGAAAGAGAAGGTATAGTTACAGGTACTGCTAAATATGGAGTATTTGTAGAGTTTAGCAAATGCCTAACTGGTATGATTCACAATAATGACCTAGACGAAGAGACTCTAACTAAGTTTAAAGCTAGAGATATTAAGCCTGGGGATGCAATTAAGTTTAAGGTAAAGGATATTATTAGTAATAACAAAATTACACTAACTCAAAAAGATGTAGTTGAGGTTAATCCTTGGATAAACATTTCTAAGAGGTATACAATACCATCTGTTGTAGAAGCAACTGTTAAGTCTAGAAAAGACTATGGTTTATTTATTAATATAGAAGATGGTGTGACTGGATTACTACATATTAGTGAAATGGGCGAAGAAACTATGTCTGTATTTAATCCTGGTGATAAAATAACCGTTCAGATCACTAGAATTGATGAGGCAACTATGAAGGTATTCTTGAAGATGCCCCAATAACTCTCTCAGAAGAGTTTGATATATATTGAAAGTTAATATTATACTCTCAATATGCAAAAACTAAATAGAGACTCTAGTAGAATTTCGATCCTGAACGGAAGCCAAATTGGTGTCGAGTTTGAATTCTATTCTAATCTAGAACTTGAAGAGACTCAGAAGTCTTTATCTAAACTACTTAATCGTAAGATTAGGCTAGAAGATAAAGCACATTCTGACTTCCAACCAAGCAATGAGGTTTTCAAAATGGAACCAGATATGTCTGGTGGTAAAGGGCTAGTCGAACTAGTTACTGGTGCCATGCAATATCGCGATGCTAGATTAGTTATTATTAAAATGTTGGGATGGATTAGAGAGAATGGTTATACATCTGACCGTGCCTCTATCCACCTTAATATGTCTTTTAATCCTGATTACTTGGAAGACCCTATGATGATTTCTAAAATGAATATTTTAAAGTTTATTTTAGAATTTGATGAGAAGAGAGTTTACAAGTATTTTCCGAACAGAGAGAATTCAACCTATGCAAAATCCATTAAATGGGTTATGCCTAAACATGAAGCTTTCTACTATAATGAAGATTTAATTAGTTCGGATAACTTTACCTTTGCTAATACTAAATATTATGGTATTAACTTTGAAAAGGCACAAAAGAATTATTTAGAGTTTAGATATGTTGGTGGTAAAGATTATGAAAAAAGGCAAGATGATATTCTACATTTAGCTGAAATGTTTATCATGTCAGTATGGAAATCTTGTTTTAATCCTGTATTTACTCCTGAGAATAAAATCGAAATGAAGAGGATTCTGCAGAAGAATGCGCCTCTTATGGAGATGTTAAAAGACCATACCGCCGTAAATAAGCATTGGCCTAAGATACATATACTAGTAGATTTGCAAGATAATGAGCAAGTTATTGAAGTCCAATGGAATAGATTTAAGACTAAAGTTTTAGATCTTCTATCAAATGGAGGCATGGAAGAAGGTTTAATTAACTACGATTCAGATTACGGATCGGTTCAGGTTAAAGACGGTAAATTTAAAACAGCCTACTTGTTAGATGGATTTGAATTTGTAAACTGCGAGTTGGCTGGTAATATTGAAAACAGTGAACTTTATAGCTGTAAAGTTAACGGGGCTCAGATATTAAGATCAAGTCTATACCAAGGTACAGAAGTTTGGGACTCTAAAGTAGAGTCAAGTTTTGTACATGGGAGTTGTACTTTAAATAACTGTTATGTCTTTGGCAAGGACGGTATTTTTAAAGGTAAAATGAATGGAGGTATTTTTAGAGAAGGCGGAGTAGGTTCTCATGCTAGATTCTCGGATGATACTGAAGTTATTGTAAGTAAAAAAATTAAAGCGTAAAAATGAGCGAAATTAGAGAAGGTAATAATACTAACTTAGGTACCGAAAGAGATTTTGGGCAAAACTGCTTAAACGACTTTTTACAAGAACTAGGTGATGATTTAACCGGTGCTTGTATGGTTCCTATTAATTTACCACAAAGAGAAATCGTTAACATTATTAAGAGAGCTAAGAAATGGTTCTATAAACAATACGAAGATTCTGTATTGGAAAACTATTACGTTGTTCCTAAAAATGTTTTTGAGTCTGCTTATTTTAAAAATACTAGATGTTTAAACCTACCTGGAGCTAATGCTGACGGTGGAGGTTCTGTATATTCAGTTTTTGGAGTACACGATTTATCATCTGGATTTAATGGAACAGGCCAAGGCATGGATGTTAGATTCAGTGGCGGTGGTGACTTCTCATTAGATAAAATGTTATTTAGAGGTATGTATGAAGGATCCGGTCCTGCTGAAGCAGCTGAAGAATTACAATACTACGTACTAAATGCGTCATTGGCAGATATGTCAAGACAGATTTTAGAAAACCCTATTAGCTTTCAGTATGCTAGACTAAACGGTAAGCTGAAAATAATGGGAGATACTCCAAAGGGAGATTGTATACTACATGTATACGAAACTATACCAGACTGTGCACTTTACTCAGATGAAATTTTCTTTAGATATTGTTCTGCGAAGATTAAATCTGCACTTGGTGCTAAGTTAGGTATATTCAAGTTTGCATTACCGGGTAATGTAGAATTTGACTATGATGCTATTAAAGACATGGGAGACACCGAATTAGAGTCAATAATAGAAGAAATCAAAGGCGACGAAGGCGTAGACTATATGTTTCACTCGTAATTAAGCCGAATACATATATAAATGGAATTTTATATTAAATACATAGGTGACCCGAATTACAACGCGACACAACTACAGAATAATGGTGAGATTGAGCAGTTAATTACTCAAATCGAAACCACTTTATTCACTAGGAAAACTGAGGTTTTAGGTTCTCCAGGGTTTGGCTGTAATCTTGAAGATCTAGTTTATTCATTAAACCAAAATGAGTTTAATATTAAACAGGAGATTACAAATCAAATAAATAATTATTGTCCCCTAGCTGCTAAATATAAGGTTGCTACTAATGTAAAATTCTTTAAAGGTACTGTTAGAGATATTGCCTATGTTGATATTACAATTGATAGTAAATATTTAGTACAAATAAACCTAAGATAAAAGAGATAAATAATAAATGGCACAACTAAAATTTTTAGAGACAGTTAGGACTAACGCGGAGCAGATTAAGGCCGACACTAGAACTTATGTTAGCAGAGTTTACAAGAGAGCTAACACACTTTTTACTGAGGCGTCTCCTTTTGCTCAGATTATTTCTGTATTCTCAGAATTATATGAACTAATTATGTTCTATATTGAGGATGCTGTAGTAGAACAAAACATATATACTGCTCAACAAGCAGAATCTATATATGGTATGTCAAGATTGACAGGCCATGATGCAACAAGAGGTTTTGCTGCAACTGGAGAAATAGAATTTAGATGGAAGCCGGGCGCAGACCTTAGTAAGATTTCCGGTACTGGATTAAATATAGATCCAAGAGCTGAATTAAAATGTGAGTTAAATGGATTATTCTATACGTTACTATCTTCAAAGGATAGATTTAGATTAGAAAAATCTAATAATACAAAAATTAAAGCAGCAATAATTCAGGGTAAATATGAAAGACAAAACGTAACAGGTACTGGAGAAAAGTTACAGTCTTTTAATATACAAACTCAAAAATTATCAGATCATTCAAAGGTGGGTGTTTCTGTAAATGGTGAAAAATGGACTAAGCATAATTCATTATATGATTTACTAAATAACGAAAAAGGCTACTTGTTAAAAACAGGTATTGCTGGAGGTATTGATGTTTATTTTGGTAACGGTGCTTTTGGTGCTATCCCTCCTACGGGCTCTACAATTGAAGTTGAATATGTAAAACATGATGGTTTTATGGGTAACATAGATGATGGTAGAGATATAACATTTAAGTGGCAAGCAGAGGGAACTGATTCTTTAGGAGGCGAGCACGATCTAAATGAGTTTTTAGATATAACATGTACTTCATCTCCAAAAATGGGAGCAGATAGAGAGTCAACAAACTTTACTAAGATTATGACGCCACTTGCTTCAAAATCTTTTGTTTTAGCAACTCCAGACAATTACGAGTATTTTCTATCAAGATATGGAATGTTCTCGTATATAGATGCTTACAATACCACATCGGATGAGTATTTAGATGACGACAATGTTATTTACATATTTGCAGTGCCAGATGTAAGAAAGAAACTAGTTTCTGGTCAAGACTACTTCTCTATTCCAGAGAACGAAATGTTCTTCGACCAAAATGAATATGATAAAATGGGACAAGTAATTCAGGACAGTGGCCAGCAAATGGTTACAACTGAAGTTGTCTTTGTAAAACCTCAGATTAGAAAATATAGTATGGATATTAATATTAGATATTTTGAAGGGTTTACGAAAGAAGAGATTTTTAATGATGTCAGAGCGAAGGTAAGTGATTACATGTTAAATGTAACAAGAAGAGATAAATTACCTAAGTCTGATATTGTCTATATTCTAGAGGAAATAGAAGGTATTGATGCTGTTAACGTTAGGTTTATTTCAGAAACTGAAGAAACAGCTAGAAGACTAGGCTACTTTGAGTCGGTTACAACAACCATCCAGCCACAAGAGCCAGTAGTCTTAGAAGATATAGGTAACGGTAAGCAAAAATACATCTTTTTCAAAAAAGTAGAAGAAGTCAAAGTCGTGGACGTTGATGAAGCTACACAGATACCGTACACTGTCGCTGGCTTAGATCAGTGGGGTGATATAATTATGGAGAAAGAGGAAGTCGCAGTTTTTAGAGGCGGATGGCAAGATCGTGATGGTGACGAGATTGTTGATACAGCTCTAATTAATGCAGAAGCAGCACTGTCTGTTAACTTCGACCCATCGCCGGTACCTAGGACGATTTATACTAGAGTACAGGCTGGAAACAGAAAAGCCTTGAAATAATGTCGTTATATAAAGATCTATTATCATATAAAAGAAAGAGCCTCTATAAGGTAGCAAGAACTAGAAAGGACGCTAGGTTAAACACTGGCGCTGACTATCAAGAGGTAGGTCTATTACAAAGGATGTTATCAAAACATATCCAAAGAAATCAAACTCTTAGTGAGTTCATTTCTTTTTTAAACGATTATCTTTTAAATATTCTAAAAGGTCCTAGATTTCTAAAAGGTTACAAGAATTATACAGTTAAAAAAGACGATAAGTATATTAGATAATTATGTGGAATAATTTAAGATTTTTTAACGGAACAACAAGTGAGTTACAGCTTGAGCAAATAGATGGCATCTGGGAAGGTTCTATCTATTTACCTGTTGTATCTACTCAATTGTATGAGACTGTTAATCTATTTATTTTAGAAGAGGGTCTAGATACTAATGGTGATTCTATTGTTAATACTCCAGTTTCTCCGGATAATGTAATAACTTCATTTGATTTTAAATGGGAGCCTACTAAAATAGATGAGTCTGAAGATATTATTATGTATGGCTATACTGTAACTGATGGTAAACCATTTATTAAAGAATTAAAAACTCAAAGCAAAGACTTAGGTTTATTTTCAAATATTGCAAGTCAAGATGCTGATTACTTTAAAACTTTAAACGAAAATAATAACGTTGCAATTCAAATTAATATAGCTCTTAACTCTATGACCGAAGGTGTTCATAAGAGAATATTGGAGGTTAAAGCTGGGACAGAGGTAATTGCAAGAATCCAAGTTTATGGTGAGGTTGAAGGTGAAGATGAAAGACTAAAAGTTTTATTAGCTAACCTAGGTGCAACATTAGACGACTCTGATTTCTTACTATTCAAATCACATGATATATCTGAGCAATCTCCTGACCAGGTTTTAATGAACCAAAAGAGAAAGGAGCTATTATTAGAATTACATAATATTAAGCCTTTTGTTGGTACATATAAAGCTATCCTAAATGCGATAGATTATTTTGGATATGACAAAATTACTTTAAAAGAATATTGGATTAATGTAGATAAATCAGAGAATAACTTTGGTAAGCTACATGCTATTCCAGTACCTAACTCATCAGTAAGAGGTGAGATGACTAGAAAGAGATTAAAGTTTAAAGTACCTTCTTCGACTATGAAGAAGACTAGTAGATTTTCTTTAGTCTACAGATTAAATGAGCCTAATGGAACTTTTGATGATTTTGATATTGCAAATGTAGATGAGGTATTTGATTATACACCCGATGAAGTTATCATTAAGCTATATGGTTTAAAGAATAGACTACAAAGAGACTATCTACCACTTGAAGCTAAGATTATAGATATTACTGGAGAAGGTGATTACTTTACAAATAGAAACTTAAACATCTGGAAAATTCAGAACCCAATTGGTTTCTTTACTGAAGGACATAAAATTAAGTATCAGGTATTTCCTAATGATAGAGATCTTTTTATTGAAGATACATCAATGGTTTTAAAATCTGTCTTAGATCAAAACGATGCTACTAATAACTATAATACTTTTTTAAATCTTAAACCAGCAGAAGAGAGCACTCTAACTGAGGCTCAAAGAACGGAGATGAAAGATATTTACAGAGAGTTTTATAGAACATATCACGATAGAGAATTACATTCATATAATGAGGATATTCCAATTGGATGTCCAGTTATTTTAGATGGTGTACCTTCTTTCGATGACACGTGGGATGAGGCTGTTTTTGTTTGGGATGACGCAGTAGATGCAAATGCAAACTTAAGAGTAACTTGGGATAACTGGTGGAAGAAATGGGTTTATGAGATTGAATGGTTAATCGATGGACCTAATGGTTTACACCAGGAATATAGAGGCTCGATTGATGACTACAAACAATTACCACTTAGTTTACCTTATGTAGGTTCATATACTGTAGAGATGAGAACATACGACCTATTCGGTCACATGTCTTTCTACAAAACAAAGGACTTATTTAATGTTAAATTAAAAGATTTAGAATTATATGGTATCTATAAATGGTTAAATGCAGATACTGAGTCTCGTCAGTTTACATGGGATTCTAAAAAGATAGAATGGAATAAGTCTGGAGGTTACTGGGGATTCCCTCAAGACAATCAAACAAAAGTCGAGGATGCTATTGCAACTATGTATTTAACCCTAGACAGATCGAATTATGTACACGATGAAGAACAGGGAGTTAGATTCTCTACTGTTAGAAGATACCAAGATGTATATTCAGAAACTGGATATTCAGAAACTACTGGACCGTATACTTATGATGAGTCTACTTTTAGATGGAAAGATACAAGCCACTTATGGTGGGAAGCAATGAGGGTTGGTCCGGATTTAGCGGCTTCTTTTAAAATAGATTGGATTGAGCAGGGGGATACTTTAAGAATTGTATATAAAGACCCTGTAACTGAGGTTCAATCTTTTGGTGAGCATACTATTACTGTACCTACTCCAGTAAATGCTGCAGATTTTGCAGGATGGCAAGCTGTAGTTGCAGACTTAGAATCAAGTGAAGACCCTATCATAAATAAATTTAATTTTAATCCTGTATTTGAGGACTTTGATGATGGTGGACAAATATTAGATTTTATGCACCATATACTTTGTGTAGGTAAACAATATTCAAGAACTTTTGATTTCGAAAGTGTGGATATTATTAAGGCAAGTATTGCATCTAATGCTCAAGTTAGTGGGTTTATTCACCAAAAATCTTTTAACCCAACATGGGATGATACGAAAGTATTTAAACAACATGCGACAGTAGATAGATCGACGCATGTAACTATATCAACTGATATTTCTAAGTTTCCTGGAGCTAAAAATCCAATATGGACTATTACGAATCTAAGTAACCCAGAAATCAATGATATATACTATAATAATATGTGGCTAACGTACATTTTTAAGGAGCCGGGTGACTACTCTATTCAACTTGAAGCGGAAGATACATATAACAACAAAAACGTCATAAGACGTAATATGATAAAAGTAAAATAAACTAAAATGGCAAACATTACAGAAATTTTAGGTACCGATTCGGTATCGTCTTCAAGACCAACTATTAACAGTAACTTTGAGTTGTTAAACGACGAGTTAGCTTCAGTAATTGCACTATTAAATCCTACTACAAATAACTTAAGTGGAATGGATGGTGTAACTACTAAAACATTGACAGTTAATAATGGTGGGAATCTTTTAGTAGTAGGTACTTCTGGTCTAACAGTTAGCACAGAAGCTACATTCTCTAACAACGTTTCATTAGGTGGAAGAATTGTTAAGTCTGGTGTTATTGGAACTGCTTCAGTTCCGGCAGCAAACTTAGCCCCATCTGTTATTGATAAAGGTTCTTATTTTATTGGCGGTGGCTTTACAATTCCACCTGCAGTCGATGGGACAGAAGTAACTTTAATTAGCACATCTGCTAGCTCTATTACAATAGGTGCTGGACAGAACGCTAGTTTAGCTGCAACTAATATAGCATTAGATGCTGTAAACTCAACGATAACGTTAAGATGTTTTGAAAACAAATGGTATATTATAGCTCAATACGCTTGTACTATATCCTAATAATTAATTAAACCGAAACCTAATAGATGGCAACTCCTTTAGTTAGAATACCACAGCCACAAGGTGGCACGATGTATGCTTTTGCTTCGTCAGCAAGAGATATGACTAGGGCGTTTAACAGTTCTGATCTAAATTTTGAGTTTAGTAAATTCGCTTTACTAGACTTACCAGATTTCACAGACTCTGTAAACGGCTCTAATACCATTGACTTTGAATTGAATTTAAAGCAAGCATCCGGACAAACTTATGTAGCTGGACAACCCAATGTAGATTGGGCTCAAACTTTCCAGAACTATGCTTTGAATATGGAAGAGATTCTACTTCAGGATGATGACTATGACCCGATTATTTTAGCATCAGATGCTGAAAAGATTTTCTTTAAGTGGTTATCAGCTTTAGGCGCGATTGGTTTTAGACCAACAGATTCAAACGAGTCTTCAGTTGGTGCATACGCTGAGAACGATAATGCAATCTTAGGTGGTTCGAACTACGATAGAGTAGTTAAGTATTTAGGTACAATTGATGCAGAAAATGATGTGGCATACCAAGGTAACACATATCATGAAGTCTATATTAATGTGCCAACGTCTGTTGGTAATACTCCACTGGTTTTATTTAGACCATACGACTATAACACATCAGCTACAAAATTATTCCCTAGTGATGCAAATGCTGCACAAGTAGAAGGGAGAGAGGGGCAAACACACCCAGATCCAAACATAAACCTAGAACCAGTTGTAGATAACTGGTCGCAAAGCCAAGGTGCTTTCTATGATATTGCAACAAATGCTACAGATTCAGTAGGTATTGATTGGGACACATTATCTTATGCAGGAATTCAAAATAACCCGGATGTAAAGTCTCTATTAGACTTTGCAAAGACTGGCCAACAATTTAGATTTAATGCCGTTTTAGTTTACTACGATTTATATAGTCAGTCAGTTCCAGCAAACAGATCTACCAACCTATATGGTATCTTAATCTTAGATGATATTTTAGATACTTATGGACCTGGTACTAAAATTCACGAACAAATTAAATTTAAGCCAAATGAGGTTACTGGTCTAAACGGTAACGCATACTCATTAAAGTTAAATCTTAAATTTAATTCATCTCTAGATAATGTAGGGGTTGAGACAAGTGTAAATGACTTTACTACTTTCTCGATGGACCTTTTTATGGACACGACTACAGCTTTAGAAAATGCAACAGATTTATTATTACAGACTAATAATAGATATGCAAAAGTTACAGAGAGATTAGATAGTCTAGAGAATATAATTCTAGGTACTGCAAAAGCTGCAGAATTAGAAGCTAGAATAAAAGAAATAGAAGATGACTTTACAGCATCTTCATTACAGTTACAAGATTCATCGGCTTTGCTAAATCTTGTAAATAACGCACACTCTAAAATTAATCAACTGATTGATGGTACAATTCCGGTAGAATTACAATATAATACAGATGTAATTTTTGCAGGAAAGGGAACTACAGTTGATAAATCAATTGCTGGTAAAATTAAGGTAAACAATACTGTTGATGGTTATATGGTTGCTGATGTATTTAGATGGGATATTAATTCAAGCGCTGTAGTAAATCAATTATCTACTAGTAACCTATTCGATCCAGGTGAAGCAGATCAATATGGAGTATGGTCTAAATTAGTACCATTTTCTAATAGGTTAAGCTTAAAAAACATAACCACTACTGGTAATGCGTTCAATGGAAATCTAAATATATACATTGATGATTCTACTAACGGATGGACAAAGGGTCAAATCTTTAGAGTTGCATTAGATAATATAGACATTAACGGAAATAATATAAAAATTTGGACGAGTACATCTACCGGATTCAATCAAGAAGTTGCAAATATCAGCCCGATACAGTTGATTACTTCAACTCCTTATATTGAAGTTGTATGTATGGACCCATCCAATTATATATTTGAAGCAGATATTTTAAGATAATATGAACACAAACAACTCTATTTCTAACTCATTAAAAAAGCTCTTAGAGCTTAACACTAATTCATTAAAAACTTTTGAAAGAATTAATGAAGCAGTTACTACTAATCAGAAAAGTATTCCATTAGAGATACTTACTGACGAGGGTACTAAAATAGTATCTATACCTGGGTTTGGATTTATGCAAAAAGAGTTGCAAAGATTAGATACTAATCTAAAGGCTCTAACTGGTTTAGGTAAAGGTACGACTAGAATTAAATTACCAGATGGAACTTTCCAAAATATTATTACATCTGCGCTTAAGAGTCCAGCAAATGATTTAACTGCGGTAGCAAGACCGATTAACTTCTCGACTGCTCCAAACTATTTTGCTGAAGACTTTTTAAACCCAATGCTTAAAACTTCTTTTGATGTAAGCGGTCAGATTCCAAATGACACTGAAAGAGTTTTAGTAAAAAGAATTATTTTTGATTCTTCAAATCAAACTGCAGTAGACTGGTTTAATGAAAATTATAGAAACCAGGAGAACATAGATTATTTAACTGCTATTAGAGATGTGGTAAATAATAGTATTGCATATATCGTTGATGAAGAATTAAGAGATATGCCATATAGAACTGGACAATATACTGGAAAGTTTGATGTCCTATCAATTTCAAATTCACAAAGAGAAGTTATTGAAGGTGGTGTAACTAAGAAACAAGCTATTAAATTATACACTCTAGATAAATTAACTTACTCTGATAAATCAAAAGATCTAGACCAGACTGAATTAATCCGCGTAGGTGATGAATTGATGGTCGCTGGTGGCTCTAAAAACACAAGGTATGTAATTGACAAGCTGGACTCTTCAACTAGACAGGTTGAGCTTAGATTGATTGAGGGTTATGAACCAATTAAGATTGGAGCTAATGTACTTGCTATCTATAAGAATGAAGATAATAATCTACAGGTTGAAATTCCATGTGGATTCAACGAGAGAGTCTTAATGTTTATGAAGGCTATTGATGCTGATTCTAAACTATTAGCAGAGAACTGGTCTCCAGGTGTTGGTTATTATACAAATGAATTAACTCTTACTCAAGAGGATGGTGTACAAATTACACTTGCTGAATTCTATAAAGATAATGTAGCTGATTTCAGTAGAATGATTGATGCGTTAAAGGTGGATTCAGTTCCTCCAGCTGCAATTGGTGTATCTCCGGATGCTCCGGTTTTAAATTCTGAAAACTTTAAAGTTGTACAGGTTAATACTCACTTAAGTGCAAATGACGCTAAAGGTAAGATTACAAAATTATCTGCTGATAAAATTACAGTCGATGAAGCAGTTAAGAAATTAGATTCAACTATTTCTAAGAAGCGTGGAGAAATTGCTACTAAGAAATACAGATCTGAAGTACAAAGAGATAAAGATAAATCAGAATTAAGCTCTTTAATAGAAGAAAGAGCTTCAGAGGCTAAAATGTTTAGCTCTATCGTAAATCAAATACAAAGTGTTTCTGCAGATACTAACGTTAAGAAGGCATCTCCTAAATATAGAATTAGAGGTTTCTGGGCAATACCAGGTGCTAAGAAGGTTGCAGATACTGCAGACCAAGAAGTAGTACAGTTTATTGTTGCATATAGATACCTATCAACTTCTGGTAAATCAGGAGAGGCTGCTCAACTTAAATTCAAAGAGGATGGTAGAGAGAAAACAGCAGTATTCTCAAACTGGAATGAAAAGAAAACTAAAGTAAGACCAAGAGCTAAGTCGATTGCACCAGATGGTACAGTTGCTACAAAGTTTACATGGCAGCCATCAAGAGTAGAAGATGGCCAAGAAATTAACTTTAACCAATTGGATATTGCAATTAGTCAAGGTGAAACTGTAGAGATTAGAGTTAAATCAATTTCTGAAGCAGGTTATCCTCAGAATCCAATTATGTCAGATTGGTCAGAGTCAATGACAGTTGCTTTCCCAGAAGCTGAAATTGATACTACTGATATTGCAGCAACAGTTGAAGCTAACCTAGCTGAATTAGCTAGAGTAAGAATGAACGAGGAGTTAACTGCTCAAGGTATTTACACTCACGTTGAAGATTCATTTACTGCTAACGAAAGCTATTACGCACATACTGCTACAAATATTGCTTCTGGATTTTTAACAGAAGAACAAAAGCCAATCTCTGTATATGATAAAATTGCAGAATTAGAAGCTCAATTAGCGGGACTTAAAGGTACTGTTGAAGCTGAAGTTGGTGAACTTGTTGTTAAAATTGTTGATGAAGATGGTACGGTAACAAATGTAACTAAAGATCAAACAGTTCAAATCTTTGCCGGGTATTATGTTAACGAGGTAGCAGACTTAAGTGTTAGAAAAGGACATATTGTTAATAAGACATTTAGACTACAGTTAGAAAATAGTAAAGCTTCTAAACTAGAATTAGTTTCTAGATTGGTTGGTGATAGAAATAAACCAGCATATAGATCTTCTGCTTCGGCATCAACTGAAGCTACTAACTTCTTTGGAATAGATATAAACGATGCAGGTGGAGAAAGCCCTGATAAGAAAATAGAAAACGATAGTTACTATTTAACAGAGGGTAAATATGATTTAGCTCCTATTCAATATCAAAATGTAGATACTGCTCAAACTGAAAAGACTGGAGATGCTCCATATCAATCAGCACAAAGAAGAGGTCAGTTTATCTATAGTAGATTTATGGATATTGCAAACCAAAACGCACACTATATTGTTGAGCCGCTTGAAACTGTAACAACTCCATTTGATATTACAGATTACGAACATGGTTTAAGCTATGCTTCTACATTAGCACAAGGAAATTCAACTCAAGATTTTATATGGAATGGTGATTTCGTAGCAGGTCAAGGTACAAGCGCTTATGGAGTTAATGAGTCTTTCGATCCTTCTAAAGTAGGGGTTACTTCTATTTCAACAATAGGACTTTACCCATATAATAGAGGTTTATATTTACATAAAGACCATCCATTATTAGAGAATGTTTGGGAAGATGCTAATGATGCTGGGTCTATAGATATAGACGCTGTTAAAAAATCAATGATTTTTTCAATGCCTAAAACAGCAACACAAGCTACAGGTGCTACATTATTTAGTTTCTTTGGGTATAACCGTTTATTAAATAGTGCTTCAATTGGAAATAAACAACAAACAGCATTCCATACCGGTAAAGGTTTAAAACACCAAGATTTATGGGCAAACTCCAGCACGCCGGAAGATTTAGGAAGACCTATTAAAATGTCTTTCGAAGAAAACGACCAATACTTATTAGGTGGTAGATCTTGTGGGGCGTTCTTATATATGAATCCAATTAATATGGAGGCTTTAAAAGTTGGAGGCGATACTAGAAGAAGTAAAAAAGAAATAAACCCTAAAAAAGATAATGAATCTAACGCAGTTTCTGTTGAGGTTGTATTCCAATATAGAATGACAGATTATTTTGGTAATAACCCAGATATAGATACTGGTAGAATTGGAGGATTTGCTAGATTAGCCTACAACAATTTAACTTATACTAAGAAAATAGGTTTTGACATTTTCGATAAATATGGTGAACAGTTTTCTTTTGACTTAGAAGTGTTTGCTAAATATAGTCCTAAAGGTAAAAACTTAAACTCGATTAGAGCTGCGAGAATTACAAGAGACTCAGGTCCAAGTAACCCAATCTCTACATGGTATCAAGTTCAAAACGGTAGAAACATTCTGCAATAATCCTTCATTTAGTTAGATAATAATCTTGATATATAATAGAGACGGAAATATCTCTATAATAAGATTTAAAACTAAATGGCACAAATTACCAATTTTACAGTAACATCATGGGCCTCTGAGCAAGATGCATGGACAAATGGACCAGCAGCAGTATCAGGAGGTGGTGTAAATATACAAACAGTTCATTTTAATGAAAATGCAAATGGCGTATCTTTATCACTAGAGGCTGGTGACATATTGTATCTTGACCCCGCTTTTGTTGGTATTCTTAATGGAGGTGATAATTATTACTATTATGAAGTATCATCTGTTGGACATGTAGTACAAGTTGCTGCAAACGGTGTTGTAGGTGCTCCGGCAACCACAACCACAACAACTGCGCCAGTTTATACTTATACAATTTCTATACAAGATGGAAATGGTGCTACTATTAGTTCTATTAATGAGGGTTCTACATTTAACGTTGTAGTTACAGTAGATCAAGCTGGGCAAAATGAAACTCTTACAGCTACAGGAGCTGCAGACGAGTCAGATTTTACAACATGGCCTTTTGGTGCAGGAAACACTTCACAAGTTTTAGATTTTTCATCGTTAACTACACAGACTTTAACGTTTGTTATTGATAATGATACAACTACTGAAGGCAATCAAGATATTATTTTTACTTTAGATGACGGGACGACTGAAACTCTAACTATTATTGATTCGAGCGTAACTAACCAGCCACCTACATTAGGTAACGGTTCGTTTAGTGTAACTCAAAACAATAATAACGATTTTGTTAATATAGACCTGTCAGATCCTTCATTAGCAGACGACAATGAAAACGATCCAATGACATGGACTATTGTAAGTGGTCCTAATAATGGGTATTTAATAGACCCTGATGCTCCGGCAACTCAAATTGCAAATTATCCGCATGTTATTGCTAATTCAGCTCCTACTATTAGATATTACCCAGATAATACTGGTGCTCCATCGTCTACTACATTTGTCTTTAA